CCTGAAGCCGTCGGGCCGGTCGTCGTGTATAACATGGGCAAGGGCTCTCAGACGTCCGCGTGGGGCGCAGCCAACGCCTATCTGGCGGCGGGCCTGCGCCCCACGCACATCCTGTCCGAGGGGTTCGCCATCAACGACTGCGCGCTCGTAGGCGGCGTACCGCAGGTCAGTCAGGCCGACCACCTGCTGAACATGGCCAGCATGCGCGCGACGTGGAAAGCTGCCAACCCGAACGTGGACATCACGTGGCAGACCATGAACAGTGTGGGAGTGACGACAGGCACGGGCCGCCCCAACCTCGCGGACTATTACGCCGACGAGATGACCTACGCCGCCGCGCAAGGCGACACGGCTGTCAACAACTACCTCGGCCCGGGAGGCGCGTACCCCGGCCCTGTTGGGGGTTGGCCGAAGCCGCTCTCAGACGCGCTGACTGACAGCAGCGACGGGCTCCACCCTATCTGGCTCGGTGCCGACGACACTTACCTCTTCCCAAACGTGCGCTGGTGGGCCCGCGTCAAGATGGCGGCCTACTGGGGCCTGCCTGCCCCAACCTGAGAACGCTGCATGCCCGAAAACATCATCCGCATCCAGTCTCAGCCCGGCATCAAGCGCGACGGCACGATGCTGGAGGGCGACGCGTATGTTGATGGACAGTGGGTCCGCTTTCAACGCGGCCTACCCCGGAAAGTGGGCGGCTACCGCTCGATCAACAAGTTCCTGTCCGAAGTCAGCCGGGCCCTGAACGCCTACACGCAGAACGCCCTGACGTACGTACATTCCGGCTCGGCCAACAAGATTGAACGCTTCACGATTGACACGTCGAACAACACCTCGGTCATCACCGACCGCACCCCGGCGTCAGGTTTCACAACCGACGCCGCAAATGTCTGGCAGTTCGACATTGACAGCGACAGCAGCCAGAACCTGATTGTCGCCCAAGTGGCGCCGAATGGTGTAAACATTGCCAACAGCACCGGCGGGCAGTTGTTCTCCGGCCCGGTCCTTGGCACATCCGCCCTGACGTCAATCGCCCTGCCTTCGGGCGGCAACTGCACGGGCGGCGTCGTGTCGCTGCACCCCTACACCTTCATTTACGGGACCAACGGCTACGTCGCGTGGTCGATCCCGGGCGACCCGACCAACTTCACCGGCTCCGGGTCTGGCAGCGCGAACGTCGCGTCGCAGAAACTGGTCAAGGCTCTGCCGCTGCGCGGCGGCCCGGGCAACTCCCCGTCTGGCCTGTTCTGGTCTGCTGACGCTGTTGTGCGAGCCACTTTCGTCGGCGGGTCGTCCGTCTTCCAGTTCGACACCATCAGCACCGAATCGTCGATCCTGTCACCCAACAGTGTCATCGAGTACGACGGCGTGTTCTATTGGTTGGGGGTTGACCGCTTCCTTATGTTCAACGGCGTGGTGCGCGAAGTGCCCAACGCCATGAACATCAACTGGTTCTTCGACGGCCTGAACGTCAACTACACGCAGAAGGTGTTCGCCATCAAGGTGCCGCGCTACGGCGAAATCTGGTGGTGCTACCCTCGCGGCGAGGCGACGGAGTGCAGCCACGCCGTCATCTACAACGTGCGCGAAAACACGTGGTACGACTGCGAACTTCCCAACGGGGGGCGCAGCGCTGGTGTCTCGCCGTCCGTGTTCCGCAAGCCGCTGATGACCGGCGTGCAGGCCTCGGCCAGCGGCTACAAGATGTGGGTCCACGAGACGGGTGTTGACGAGGTGGACGGCACGTCCACTCAGCCAATCTACTCGTTCTTCGAGACGGCTGAAATCTCTCTGCCCGTCTCCTCGCAAGTCAACAAGCAGCTTGAAGTCCTCTACATCGAGCCTGACTTCGTGCAGTCTGGCGACATGACCGTGTCGGTGCATGGCCGCTTCAACACCCGCTCGCCGGAAGTGGAGGGGCCGTACATGTCTTTCCCGGCGGTGGCGACAAGTCAAACAGATCAGGTCGTCTACCTTAAGGCACAACGCCGCCAGATGCGTTTCCGTTTCACGTCGAACGTGGTTGGCGGCGACTATCAGATGGGCCTGATTCTTGGGCACTTCCAGCCGGGCGATGGGACGATGATCGGATGATCAATCCTCGAAACATGACGCTGACAGACTGGGCAGATAGTGTTATCCTTGTCGCGAGTGATGCGTGGTCCTTCGGCAAACTGGAGGACGAAGCGCGTTGGCAAGACTGGGCCATCGCCTTCGTGAGAGCCTCACCGTTCGCACAGCAGACGATCCCTGACCCTTACCTATTTGAGGACTGGCGCGACTGGGCCGAGCGCGTCTACCCCCTGCTCGAGGTGCACTGATGCCTGACTTTGCCGTGAACGTCCCGGGCCTGAACTCGGCTCTTGCTGCGCAGGGCTTTGACGAGGACGCCGCAATTAAGGCCTACCAAGCCACGCCTGAAGGTCAGGCCGCGCTGCGAGCGCAAACTGAGCGCGACGCTCGACTGGCCGCGTACAAGGTTGCAAACCCCAACATCAGCGACTTTCAAGCGAACTTCTACTCCAAGACCCCCGAAGAGCAGGCGACGTTTCAAGCTATGTATCCCGGGATGGCCAAGGCCAACCTTAAGGGGCAACATTACACCGGCGTGGCACCAGAAGCTGGCCAGTCAATGTTCGACTACATGTTGGCTCACAACGGCGCCACGCCCGAGACCAAGTTAAACGAAGGGCCGGGGCTCGGTCAGGCTTTGCTAAACGCCGCGTTGCTGGCGGGCGGCGGCGTGTTGACGGGTGGTGCTCTCAATGCCTTGATGGCGGGCGGAGGCCTTGGGGCCCTTTTCGGGGGCGGGGCAGCAGGGGCAACCGCTGCCGGTGCTCCGGCAACCGCTATTGGCGCTGGCACAAGCCTTGTCCCAACGATCACAGCAGCAGGTATGGTTCCCACCAGCACGGCGCTCGGAGCCGGAAGTGCAGCCGGAGCCCTTGGGGCAACGCTGGGGACGGCTGGCGCTACGGGAACGCTAGCCGCACTGGCCCCGGCGGCGGCAGGTGTTGGCACCTCCGTTGAAGAGGTTGTGATCATAGGGAAGCTGGCCGCCGCAGGCATGAGTGTCCCGCAAATTGCCGCCGCCGTCGGCCTCCCCGCGCTGGCGGTCAACAGTGTTCTGCATGGCTCGTTGGGTCTGGACGTTGCGCAGGGTGGGTCGGGTGGCGACCCTGTGAGCCAACCTACAGACGTTGAAGAGGTTGTCGTTAATGGGGTAAAGCCGACGCCTCCTCCGACACTCGTCCCGCCGGTCATCAATCCGTTCCAGCCCGGTTTGACCTCCACACCCAACCCGACGCCAGACACTGCTGCCCCGGACGAACCGGAGGTCAGCGAACTTGAGGTGACGGCAGCAAAGCCGACGCCTCCTCCGACACTCGTCCCGCCGGTCATCAATCCGTTCCAGCCCGGTTTGACCTCCACACCGAACCCGACACCGGACCCTGTTGCCCCGGACGAACCGGAGGTCAGCGAACTTGAAGTGGTTGCGCCCAAGACCGTTGACCTCCCGACACTCGTCCCGCCGATCATCGACCCGGGCCCGTTGACCTCCACACCGAACCCGACGCCAGACACTGCTGCCCCCGACAAAAAGCCGCCGGGCATGAGTTGGGAAGACTGGCTCAAACTTATCTTGACCGTTACCGGAGCAGGCGGTGGAGCGGCTGCAGGCGGCAAGAAAGGCCCCTCGACCCTACCGCCGGGCGTCATGGACGCAGGCCAACCCGGCAGCACATCAAGCATCTTCCGCTCCACCCTGCCACCGCCGTCGGGGCCCTTCGCTAACATGTCGGCGCGCAACGTCAGCATGACGCCAGAGGAGTGGAAGACCTACGGGCAGCGTGGGCAAGTCGCCTTCCTGAACAGCACGCCGCAGCGCCCATCGGGCATCATCGACAACAGCAAGCGCGTTGACGACACCAACATGGCCCCCGGCACTGGCTTCGCCCGGGGTGGCTTTGCTGTGCGCGGCCCCGGCACCGGGCGGAGCGACGACATCCCTGCACGCCTGAGCGACGGGGAGTACGTCGTTGACGCAGAGACCGTGTCCCTGCTCGGTGACGGCTCGACCAAAGCTGGCGCGAGCAAGCTCGACCAGTTCCGTGTAAACATCCGCAAGCACAAGGGCAGGAAGCTGGCCAAGGGTGCGTTCAGCGTGGACGCCAAGAAACCCGAAGCCTACCTGCGTGGAGGACAAGCCCGATGACCCTAGACCCCGCGCTCACCTCGACGACCCCCGCCGGAGGGGGCGACAACGGGCTGACGACCTTCCTGAACAGTGGCAACGCGGCGGTACAGCCGAAGGCCTACACCAAGGAAAACGTCCTTCCCGACTGGTACAACAACTACACTCAGCAGTTGCTGTCAAATCAGGCTGCGACGATGAACGCGCCGTACCTGACGTACCAAGGCCCTCGGGTTGCGGGCTTCACGCCCCAACAGCAGCAGGGCATGCAGATGGTAGGGCAGGCGGCCACCGCCTACCAGCCCGGACTCAACACGGCGCAGCAGGCTACGCAGGACCTGATGAAGGCTCCGGGCGGCCTCGAGGCTGCGCAGCCCTACCTGACCAACGCGGGGCAGACCAGCGCCTCGCAGGTGCAGCAGTACATGAACCCCTATCAGGAGGCCGTGGTTGACCGCATCGGAGACCTCGGCGCTCGCACCCTGCGCGAAAAGCTGCTGCCCGAGATCAGCGACAACTTCATCAAGTCCGGTCAGTTCGGCGGGTCGAGGCAGGCTGAGATGATCGGTCGCGGCCTGCGCGACACCATGGAGGGTATCTCCGCGCAGCAGGCCCAAGCCCTGTCGTCGGGCTACACCGGCGCCCTAACCGCCGCCGGAAACGACATGTCCCGTTTCGCTGGTCTCAGCCAGACGGCTGGCGCACTCCAACAAGGCGACATCACTTCCGGGCGTGCGAACGCGGCGCAACTGGCCAGCATGGCAGGGCAGCAGCAGGCTCTCGGCCTGACGGGAGCCAACGCCGTGCAGCAGGTCGGTGCCCTGCAGCAGGCACAAGACCAAAAAAACCTCGACGTAGGCTATCAGGACTTCATCAACGAGCGGGAAGACAAGCAGAAGCGCATCAACGACGCCGCCGCGACGCTCAAGGCGGTGTCTGGTTCGGTGCCGACGGCGGAGACTTACCGTGGGTACGAGCCGCAGGGCAGTCCCGTCGGTCCCGGGCCTACGACCGGGCAGAACATCCTAACCGGCCTCGGCCTGAGCACTGCGGCGATCAAGGCTCTCAAAGACGCCGGGATTATCTAGGAGCAAGACACGTGCTGAACCCCCTTGCAGTAACTCCGCCCACGGAAGAACAGACGGCTGAAGAGGAGGCGTCTCCGCCGCTGTCCATGCTGTCCAGCATCCAGCAGACGCGGCAGGCGGCGTTCGACGAGTACACGAATAAGCTCCGCGCCGCCCGCACGGCTGCCGCGCCTAGTGCCCTAGACCGTTTGTCGCAGGCCCTTGTCGCGGCGGGCAAGCCCAACCGCTGGGGCTCGACCATGGTTGGCGTGCAGCAAGGCCTAGAGAACTGGCAGCAGAGCGGCAACGACGCGCGAGCGCTGCAGGCGAAGTACGGCGCAGAGGACGCCGACCTCGAGTTGAAGCGCAAGCTCGCCGCGTCGGACCTCGACCTCAAGTACGCAACCAAGAACGCACCGAAGCCTGCCAATCTGGCCAAGCTCGTCACGCAGTACAACGACACGACAGGCAAGATGGAGAGCTTTAACCCCTTCACTGGGGCGAAGGTCCCCGACGGTATGGTCGTGCTGATGTCCGGGCAGGTGGTGCCGTTCAACAGTTTGGCGAACGCGGGGTCTGCAGACCCGGCGTATGTCGGCGGAGCCGCCGGGCAGGCATCGCAGATGCAAGGGCAGGCGCCGCAGATGCAAGGGCAGGCGCCGCAGATGCAAGGGCAGGCCCCTTCGGCTCCCGGCGCCGCGTGGCAGCAGTACGTGGGGCAGACCGTGCCGGGTGACACCATCGGCCTGAACCCGGGCACCATGTACCTCGTAGAGACCACGGGCCCAAAGGCGGTCCCCGGCACGCGAATCGTGTCCGGCGATAAGGCTTTGAAGGCGAGCGGCGGCACGTACAACCGGGGTCAGGTTGATCAGGACAGCAAGTTCACCCCCTTCAGCGACAAGGATCGCCTCGGTACGCCTGACGAACTGCGGGCCGGGCTCACAGGCATCAACGCCGCAATTGCCGAAACCACGGACAACTACAACCAAATCCAAGCCCTATCCACACGCTTCAACGGCCTCACGACAGGCATGCTCGGCAAGGGGTTGTCTCTGGTGCCCGGCACGCCGCAGTACGACGTGGCCGCGTCGCTCAAGCGCTCGGTCTCGGCTATTGCCCTTAACAAATTGAAGGAACTGAAGCAGCAGAGCGCCACCGGCGCGTCCGGCCTCGGCGCTGTGACAGAGCGGGAACTGGCCCTGCTTGAGGCCAGCATTGCGCCGCTCGATCAAGCGCAAAGCCCGGAAGCTATCCGCGAAGCCGCGCAGACGGTCATGAAGCACTACAAGGCCCTGCTCGAGTCGCTGAGAAACGACGGTCAGCAGATGGGGCGCAGGTTTCAGCAGGCGGTGAAACCGCAAGGCGCTGCGCCTGCGGGCGGGAAAGTGCTACGGTACGACCCGAAGTCTGGCACGTTCAAACCCGCAGGGGACTGATCCTTGGAACCGCAGATCGTAGAACTGCCCGACGGCACCCGGCTCGAGTTCCCTTCGGACATGAGCCAAGCAGACGTGCTAACGGCTACCAAGCGGTACTATGCCCAGCAAGCCCCTGCGCGCGCCACTGGCGACAAGCCTCCCGAGGCGCTGACCGAGACGGCGCCCGGAGAGTTCGCCGGAGAGCGCTCCTCGTACTCCGAGAAGCCGCGCGGCCCGTCGCGCGCCCAGACCTTGACAGCGCAGGACCTCGCCGAGACAAACTACGGCGCGCGGGCCATGGGTGTGGAAGACCTCAAGGCCTCCATCGAGCGGGCGGTAGGCCGGGGGGCCAAGCCGCAGGACATGTCGTCCCTGATCCGGCAGTCCCGCGTGCCGGAAGGGATACCGGGCCCCGCAGGAGCGCTGGTCCGTGGGGCAACGCAGAACGTCGCGCCGACGGCTGGCGCCATCGCCACAGGGGGTGCCGGGGCCGGACTCGGCGCCCTAGCGGGCACGGCTGCGGGCTTCGGTATCCCCTTGTTGGAAGGCATCACGATCCCCGTCGGAACGCTCATCGGCGGGCTGGGCGGAGCCATCGTCGGTGCAGAAGGCGTTAACGCCGCCCAGAACAAACTCCTAGAGTCCCTCCCCGAGAAAACGCTGCAGGACCTCGGCCTGAGCAACCTGCAGCGCGAACGCGACGCGAGAGAGCACCCTCTTGCGCGAGCGATAGGCGAGGGCGTCCCGGGGTTCATGGCCGGTAGGCCTTCCACGAAGCTGGGCGAGACCGTCGTGTCTGGCGCCTTGGGTGCGGGCACGGAAGCCTACCGTCAGTCGCAAACCGGAGAGATGCCGGACCTTGCACGTATCCTCGCAATGGGCGGGATGGGGGCCCTGCAGGCAAAGGGCTACGGCGCAAGCAACGTGGCCTTCGGCGTCAAGGAGTCGCCCCTCGAGCGGGCGGCGCGCGAGACCGTGCAGCCGAACGGCAAACCTGCGCTGAGTTCAGCACCCACAGAGATGGCCTCCGACGTGGGTACGCTCCGCAACCTCGGCTACAACCCCTCCGCGCTTGACGTCGCACCGCCTGAATTTACACGCCGCCTTGTTGAAAACGCGGTGCCCGCCTCGGACGAACTGGCCGCTCGCATTACGAAGCAGAGAGACAAGGTCCTCGGGCCCGGCGAAACCGGCACGCAGGCCCTCGGTACGAAGGCTGTGGAGCCCGTCAGCGAAGCTCCGCCCTACGTGACCGGAGAAGCCGTGCGAGGCGCCGAGGAGGCAGGCCAGCGCGTGGCGGGAAAGAGCGTCACGCCGGAGGGTGAACTCGGCACAGCGACCGCCGCCTTCGCAGAGCGAACCAAGGCTGACGCCGCCGCCGCCAAGAGCGACATGAACGCGGCCTACGACAAAGTCAGCGAGAACCCGGCTGGCGCCACGGCGGTGATGTCACGCGACGGCGGCCAGACCGTCGGCAACTGGAGGCGCATGACGCCACAGGAGCGCAAGTACTACGCGCAGCGCTTCAAGGACCAAGGCATCGAGTACAAGGACGGGGGGGACTACTTCATCCGCGACATGCCCGGCGGACCGCCGGAGGTGCAGACCCGGGAGGCGCTCGGCCCGGCAACGGTGGCCGAGTTCAATCAGGGGCTGCGCGAATCCCTTCAAGACTTCACGCGCTCGCCGGACGAGATCAAGCCTGTCACCAGCGCGCTCGCAGACTTCGAGGCCCCGAAGATGTCCGGCTTGACATCTACGGATGTTTTCGGCCTGCGTCGCGAGATGTCGGCCATTGAGCGCACCCGGCCCGGCACTCCTGCGGCGGATGCCGCAGGCAAGGTCCGCAAGCAGATCGACCGGATGGTCGAGGAGATGTACGAGGCGGGGCGGTTCGTCGGCGACGACAGCGCCGTGGGCGACATGCGCGAAGCCATCGGCAAGGCGCGCACCTACTATCGTGACTACGTCAACGAGCCTACCGTCGCCGCGCTGGTGGGCGCCGACGCGGGCCGTGCGCGCGGCCTGATCTTCGGTACCCTGACGGACAAGAGCCCGGGCGCCATCGCCAACGTCGATCTCGTGCGGCAGCGTGCGGGGGGAGGCTGGGAAGACATCCGCAAGGAGGCGCAGGCTCAAATCCTTGGCGACGACCCAGCCAAGACGGTCGCCAAGTGGGACAAGTGGAGCCGCGAGAACCCGCGCCTGCGCGACATGCTGTTCACGCCGCAGGAGCAGGCCGCCTTCCCCGAGGCGGCGCGGGGACTGCGCGAGAGCGAGGGTACGCTCGGCGCGCTCAAGGTGGGTGCACAAACCCTCGACGCAATACCCGCCGACTTCACGACGGCCATGGCTGGTATGTCCCGCAAGGAGCGCTGGGCGGCCAAGGTCTCCCTGCGCAGCACGCTGCAGTCCCTGCTCGGCAAGAGCGGCAGCGCAGAGACCGTCCTTCAGGGCCTGTCCAAGAACACGAACGCCCGCCAGAACCTCGAGGCTATCCTAGGCCCCGAGGAAACAGCCGCGCTGCTGAAGCGGGCTGAGACCCTCGCCCGGCGCAGCCAGAACGTGAAGAGCGCAGCCCGGCAGGCGGAAACCAGCCGTGGTGAGAACGTGGACCCGGCGGCGGCCAATGCTGTCGAGCGTGCGGCTCGCGGTCAGTCTTTCGTCGGGTCAGCGGTGCGGTGGTTGGAAGGGCGCAACATGGACCGCGCGGAGGCGGAGGCTGTCGTCTCCGACCTTCTGGACCCCGCCAAGACGGACGCCGTCGTGGCACGCCTGACCAAGCTGTACGGCGAGGGCCCTACGCAGGTGCTGCTTCGCCGCATACGCGCGGCTACGTCCGGCTCGACCATACTACGAGGCCTGCCCCGCCGCCTGTCTGTGGCTGCAGGGATGTCTGCGGGGCAGGAGGAGGGCGAGAAGCCCGTCGCCCCGGAACCGCTGGCAACCGAGCAGATCGACCCGGAGAACGTCCCCTCGCAGGAGGAGGCGGACAGGAAACTGCTCGAACCGTACGGCCTCACGTTGGAGGCGCCCGCCGCCCCGCAAGGCGACAAGAGCGCGCCGCGCGGCAAGCGTAACAACAACCCCGGCAACATGCGCATTTCGCCTTGGGTCAAAAAGCAGCCCGGGTATGTCGGCGATGACGGAGAGGGCTACGCCGTCTTCGAGACCACACAGCAGGGCATCGACGCGCAGCACCGCCTCCTGACAAACAACTACGCCGGTAGGACGGTGAACCAGATCGTCGAAAAGTACGCCCCGCCCAACGAGAACACACCTGCGCAGCGCCGAAACTACAAGGCGCATATCGCCAAGACTCTAGGGATTGGTATAAACGACGTAGTACGCCCGGAGCAGGTCGAGGCCCTAGGGGCCGCCATGCGCGCGTTTGAGAACGGAGCTTGATCGTGCCTAAGAACCCCCTGTCCAGCATCCTCGACGACCCGCTGGTTGAAGGCTCTAAGGCTCTGGCGTCGCGCTTAGGTCGCTACGTCGGGAGCGGCGACGCCTTCCGCGACTCTGCCAAGCTGGCCGTGCGCGTGGCGCCGGACATGATTGCCGGGGGCCTGCCTCGGGTCTTGCAGAACCAAGTCGCCAAACCCATGGCGGACAGCCTCGTGGCGGATTTTAAGGACAACCCCGGGCGCACTCTCGCCGAGAACACACCCATCATCGGCGACATTATGAGCGTGCGCGACGCGGCGGACATGCGCAATAAAGCCCTTGAGGCTCGCGCTCGCGGCGACATGGAGGGCTACCGCCGGTACAGCGAGTTGGCGGCGATGGTCGCAGGCACGACCTTGGCAGGCATGATCCCGATACCTGCAGCCAAGGCCGCCAAGGCTGGCACCAAATCCGCGATCAAGGCCGCAGAGCGCGACGCCGTGCGAGGCATGGCTGGCATGGTCGAGAAGTATGGGCTGGAAGTGCCCAAGATTAAAGTAGATAACCCGGGCGGGGACTGGTTGGCCGGTAAGGTTTCCAACATTAGAGAAGACGCAGCCAAACGCGAGCAAAACGGGTACGCACCCGGCGCGCCCGCTGGTCCCGTGACTGGATACATGGGTGGAAAGCAGGCGATGCTTGTTGATCCCGCTAAATTGAAAGGCGTTCCGGGGGCCATGCGTGAATCTCCCGCGCCGGGTCAAGCTAAATACGATGCCCTTGCGGAGTCTATAGGGCGCAGCGGATACGACGCCGAGCAAGGTGGTCCTCTCTTGATCGGTGTGAACCACGCAGGCGAACCCTACATCATGGAAGGCAACAACCGCGCCGCCGTTGCGCGCGACCTCGGCATACCCGCCATCCCTGCAGAAGTGCGCTACTTTGCGGGGGGGTGAGGGGGCCGAAGGACCTATGGCCCCTTCCCGCCTGAGTGAGTACCTGTATCGCCCAGCAGACGACATGGCTGGCATGGCCGAGAAGTACGGCGTCGAGGGGGCGGCGGAAATCGGCGCACCGGCCCTCGTAAAGTCGGAAAGCGGCGCTGCACGCCGCGCGCCCAGCGCGGGCCTAGACCGCGAAAAACTGCGAGAGCAATACCCAGACCCCGCTCCGTCAGAACAGAAGTGGGATAAAAATAAAGGACAATTTTACGAAGGTAAAGGTTCCGACACACCGGAAATCCAAGCCTTGACGAAGGTACGGAAGCAAGCCACCGCAGACATAAAAGCGGGCAACTACACGCCCATCTTCGACGTATCCAAGCGCGATTACGTAGACCCGTCGGACTACCCCCTCTCCGGCTCTACGCTTCTCGACACCCTCCCCAAAAAAGAAGCCACCGTTTTGGCTCACACCGAAAAGGCGCAAGACCCAGCAGCTATTCGCCGTCTGGAGGAGGGGTTTCTGGCGCAGCAGGGCAACCCGGACGCAGAGCATTGGTATGCTATGCTGCAACTGCAGCAGGCATACATGCAGATGTACGGCCCCGAAGAAGGCCGGATGCGGTTCAAGAAGTATTTCGCCGACAGCATGGCGGGAACGACCGGCGGCGCCGATCCGGCGACAAACTTCCTGTCCACCGGGTACCTGAACCACCTCGATCTGACCGGAACGCCCACACCGCTGAAAAGTTATGAAATCCCGTATCCAATCGGCGGCGGCAAGCACGGCGCGATGGGCAACATTGTGCTGGGCCGAAAGTTCATGAATAGCCCGGAGCTGTTCACCACCGCCGGGAACCCCAAAAGGTTCAACTTCAAAGGCAACTTCCTCGGGCACCGCGACAAAGCCACCATCGACGAGCAGATGATGGGTGCGTGGGACCCTACCGGAAAAATGGCGCAACCGAAGTACTACGGCCTATACGAGCAACCCGTGCACGACCTTGCGGCGAAGTACGGCGTAGCCCCCGCCAACTTCCAAGACGTCGCTTGGGCGGGCCTTAAGACGGGAAAAACACCCAACTTCAAACCGCATCCGATGATCTCTGTTGTCAACGAAGCCGTGGAAAGAACTTCGAGGGTCCTCGGCATAAGCCCGGACGAGGCGCTCCAACACATTTTGTCTGGTGGTCCCGTGTACGCTAAAGGTGGCCTTGTGGAGAAGTACGATGCCTAAGGCTTTTTCCGCCGGTTCATGGCGTCCAGAAGCACGTCCTGCAGGCTGCGCTTGGTGCGCAGGCGCTCAAGGATAAGCTCGTCCACGGTGTTCTTGGCGATGATCCGGAGGATGAAGACCGGACGGTCAATCCCTGCCTGCTTCTGACGCATGGGGCCGATGCGCTCAATGATCTGATCGTGCTCCTCGCTGTTCCAGTTCGGCGTGAAGAAAGCGAGAATGTTGCCGCCCTTGGCGAGGTTCAGGCCGTGACCCGCCGACTTGGGGTGCGCCAGCAGGATTTCGATCTTGCCGTCGTTCCACTCCCTGATCGTCTTGGGGTTAGTGTCCAGCACCCGCGCCTTGGGGAAGGCCGCCTTGAGGCGTTCGAGGTCGCTCTTGAACTGGTAGGCAACCAAAACAGGTGCACCGGAGGCCTCCTCGATGATGCTCTCCAGCACCTCGATCTTTGCGCGGTGAAGCTCCAGCCACCCCTTGCCCTCGTCCGTGTAGATGGCGCCTGACGCCGCCTGTTGCAGCTTGCCGGTCAGCACCCCACCGTTGGCGGCAGTGACGTTCAGGTCGTCCGGCAGGTCCGCGTAGAAGGCGGTCTCGAGTTCGTCGTACACATTGCGGGCGCTGGGCGGCAGGTCCACGACGAGGTCGTTGATGATGGGTGCGTCCACCGGCAACCCGGAGACCGTCAGGCAGATGTCCTTCAGCTTGCCCTCGATCTCCTTCTGAGAGTGTGAGTGCGGCTTCAAACTGTGCCCATCCCAGCTCTTGGCGAACCACCTCGACTCGAAAGCCGCAAACGTCTTTCCGAGGCGCAGGCCCCTGTCGAGGAACCACGTCTGCCCCCACAGGTCCGTAAGGCCGTTCGGGGACGGCGTGCCAGTCAAACCGATGAAGCGCTGAACCTCTTGGTGCGCGACGCGGGACAGGGCCTTGGCGCGCTGCGAACCCTGCCGCGTGCGGTAACCCTTGAGGCGTGTAAACTCATCCGCGACGACCGTCTTGAAGGGCCACCCCTCGAGGTACTCCGTGACCAGCCACTGCAGGTTCTCGTAGTTAACCGTGTAGATGTGCGCCTTGGCCTTCAGGGCCCGCTCGCGCTCCTTGATCGGCCCAGCGATGACGCCGACCTTGAGGTGCTCGAAGTTCGACCACTTGTCGATCTCGTCCGGCCACGTGGAGCGCGCCACGCGAAGCGGCGCCAGCACCAGCACGGGGTATACGTCCTCCTCGACGAGAGACAGGTGGTCGAGGGCCAGCAAAGTCGAGGCCGTCTTGCCCGTGCCCATGCCCGCCCACACGGCACAGCGGCGGTTGTTCTGAATCCAATCGGTGATGTCGTTCTGGTAGTCGTGGGGGATGAAGGTCGGCTTCATTGCGCGGCCTCCGCCACGAACGCGTCTGCCTCCTCTAGGGAAGACACGACGCGTACCCGGAAGCCGGATGCGCGCAGACGAGCGTGCTCGGCACTCTGCAGGGGTGTCAGGCGCCCGGTGGCGCTCTTGACCTCCACGAACCACACGTGCGGCCCGTCCCACCACACGAACAGGTCCGGCGCGCCGCGACGTCCCGTCCACTCTAGCTTGCGGTGGTGGCCGCCAGCCTCGGTGATGCGCTTGCGCAGATAAACTTGAACCTTACCCTCTGGGGTCACACATCACCCTTTCCTGTATCGGTGCGTCTCGAAGCCAGCCGCCGCGAGGGGCAGACCGACCGTCCACTGGGAGGTCTGCGACATGAGGGCCGCAAGCCCCTCGGCGGTGAACGACGGGTCGTCTGGGGTCTCGCAGATAATCTCGTCGTGCACGTGCAGGACGGGATTGTAGCCAGCCTTCTCGGCCAGCACGAGGCCCGCCGCCAGCACGTCCCGCGCTGCGGCCTGCGTGGCGTTCTCCACCAGCTTTCCGCCGTAGGTGACTACGGTAACCCACTGCTTGGTGAAGTCCTGCCCGTCGTACACAATGCGACCCCCGTCGTCGATGCGCGCGTTGGGGTAGCACAGGCTGCGGCGACCCGACGGCAAGAAACACCGCAGCCACGAGCCATCCATGCGGTACGTCAACAGACCCGCCGTGAACGTCCGCCCGGGCACGGCCAGAGCCCGGCGCACGGCCTCCTCGGTCAGGTACCACAGGTTCTTGATGGAGGAGTGCGCTCCGCGCCACGCCATGACGATCTCGTGCGCCGTGTAGTCGGGCAGAACAATGCCGTAGTTCGCGCCCATGGTTAGGAAGGCCCCTCGGCTTCCTTGATAGCCGCAGTTGTGAACCACGAGCGCGCCGCTATCCGTGAGGATCGTAAACCTGTTGCGCGGCCCCGCATGTGCAATGTCGTAGACAGGCCTCCAGTGCGTCGAGTCGCTGTTGCAGGTCCCTGACCTTTCGGACGTTATTCCGGTTGGCGCGTCGAGTGATGAACCGAAGGTTTCCGGGCTCGTAGCCTCTGTTGACGTCGATCCGGTCAAGTTCGAGTTCGGGTTGGTCCCAACCGTCAAGCCCAACGAGATGAGAGAGGTATGCCGCTCTGTCCTTTCGCCACGGTTCGTATACGTAGATGCCGCGCCCCCCGTAACTGGGGAAGCCCGCGTCGTTCGGGTTGTGGCAGCGGTTGATGGCAGCGGATATGCGGTTGCAGAGCCGACGTCGATGGGTGTCGTCCGGGCAGACGTCGGCATATCGGAACCAGTCTTTCCGCCGTTTGCCCCCGGCTTTCTTGGCGCAGTTGTTACACCGTGTGCTGGCACCCCGGCGAAGGTTGCTGACTGCAACGGAGTGTGGAGCCGCGCCACAAGAGCACTTAACGACCACGCTTCGCAGTCCACCCCTCGTGCCGAGATCAAAACCAACGACCTCAAGCTCGCCGAACCTGTCGCCGACGCTAGGTCTCGGAAAGTCTGGCAGGAAGCGACCGTCTTCGCCGACCGCCAAATCTCTCCGCACAGCACCTCGTGGTCGGGCGTTATCTCCACCCCGTCCAGTAGCATCACCTTTCGGTTTCCCCGAGTTATAACCCCCTGATGCTTCACCCACGTTTGTCCATCCCATAGCCGGTGATAAACGGTAATGTCCTTAATAGCCACCGGACCATGCTGGGTCAACACTTGGGTATCAGGGCCGAAGCAGGCCAACTCCATCACCTTACCAATCTGTCGCTGGTCCGGTGTCACGTCCTCTGGCTTGATGTTGTACGAGCGGGCGTAGGCCAACTTGTACAGGTCGTGGCCCTCGCCTTGGTCGTAGGCCGCAAAGGCGTCCAGCTTCCACTGCTCTCCGGCCAGAAAGGCCAGCATGCGCCCCTCGATGTTGGACAGGTCGGCGATGACCAGCTTTCGCCCCTCTGGTGCCACAATGCAGCCACGAATGGCACTGGTGCAAAGCTCCATGACGTTGTCGAAGAGCAAGTCCTCGACGCCCAGCTTCATGGCCTCGATGCCGTTCTCGATGGCGTCGTTCTTAAGCGTCGGTCGCGGCAGATTTTGGGGCTGGAAAATGCGCCCTGAGTTGGAGACGATGCGCCCGTTCGCCATAAAGCGGTTGCGCGGGCCAGCGTTCACGATGTCATACGTCCGCATTGGCGAGCCCCCGCTTGGCCGCCGCAGCCGCGCGGCGCCGCGCACCCACCTCGGCGCGGCGCTCTGGCGTCCAATAGGCTATGAGCGCCACCTTCTGGTGCCGCTTCCGCTTATCGTGGTCAATGCGCGCCCGTGCAGCGGCGAGTTGTGCCTGCCGTTCCGCACGCTGCTCGTCGGGCAGTTGAGCGTTAAAGGCCACCATGCCGTCGGAAATCTTGGCGCTCACGTCCGCGACTTGTTCAGGAGTGCGCGCGTTCCATAGATGCTTCGCCCGCACGCGGGCCGCACGCTTGGCTTTCAACTTTTCAGACGGCGTGCGCTCCGCAAAGCGTTTCAAAAGCCGTTCACTCTGCGCCTTGCGGTCCTCGTCGGTCCACGCCTTGGGGTTTACGTTTTTGCGTTCGGCTTTCAAGGCTAGACGCAGGTTCCGACGCGCTATGCGGTACGCCTCGCGCGGGTTGGCCAAGCGCCAGTCTCTAGCCAGTGCCGGGAGTTCGGCGGCGTGTGCCTGATGCGCTTCACTCTCGCGGCAGCCCCGGGAAAGCGCCGCGCGGTAGGCGGCTTCCCACGCCGGGTCGCGGAGAAGCTCTGCGGCGGCCGAAGTTCCCGCAGGGCCGTCAAACGCCCCTTCCGGCGACAAGTTGTACGGGTTGAGCAGCGCCGCAATCTCTTCGATCTCGGCGACAAAAGCCTCCTCAAGCGTGTCGCATGCCCGCAAGACCTCGACGGTTAACGCCTGCGCGCCGTACTTGCGGATAGCCGCGCAGAATGGGTGGTGCGCGCCCTTGGCCGCGCGCCGCACATGCTGCCCCCAGCGAACCTGTAACGGTTGAGACGTGAGACCGACGTAGCTGCGCCCGCTAGGACTGGTCAGCCGGTAAATCGTGTAGCGTTCCCTCTCCATAGGGGTAGCCCTCTCTGCTTTGCCTCTCCGAGAGTAACATGTTCTGAAGTTGAAACATACACTTTATGTTCAGCCGTCGCACAAACCCCGTCGTGCGTAATCACAGGTTTGTCGCCGGAAAACACCACGCCTTCGTGTCGAACCCACGACTCGCCGTCCCACACCAAGTCGTCGGTCGTGACATCCTCTATCGGTCGCTCCAAGATGCGCCCGGTGTCATCTTTGACCCGGACGAGTGTGCCTTCCGCCAAGCAGAAACGCCCCGTGCGCGACGCGCCGCAGAACTGCAGGGTTCCGCGCAGCCGCCCGTCGGGCGACACGCTGTCGCAAAGGGCCTTGTACTTGGCGGGGCTGGTAGCCGACGCCGCCGCGCGGTTCTCGAGCACCAGCCGTGCGAGTTCCGGCAAGTCTTCCTCCTTGAGCGCCTCCGCCACCGTGCTCGCGCGCAGGTCCGGCAACTCCACGCCCAGCGACGACAGCAGGTAGCGCGTCTTCTCCCTCTGCGTGGACTTCGTGAGGGCGCCGCCGGTCGCCTCGGACAATTCCTCGGACAGGCGCGCAAAAGTCTTCCGGGCGGCTTCCTGCGCCGCCTCGGCCAGATGCAGGTCCACGGCCACGCCTCGGGCGTTGATGGTCTGGTCCAGCAGCCACAGGTCGCGCTCGCGCTCCGTGAGGTTCCAGTCCGGCATGGCCTTCCGGCACTCGCGCATGGAGATGACGTCTAGGCGTGCGTACTCAACAAACTCCGCCCACTCCTTGGGGTGCGTCTCTCGCGTGGCGCGCGACAGCTTGCGGTTCTTGGCGAGGGGCTTGGTGAGCAGTTGGATCAAGGCCTGACCGCGCTTGCTCTTGGCCTTGTCCTCTGGGATGCCGAGCACTTCGCACAGCTTGGACAGCTTGCCGGGCAGGCTGTGCGCCAAGGCCTGAACCATGGTGTCGTGGACCTTGTGCACAGGCACGTCGAGGCCGTGTTTAGACAGGATGGTGCGGTCAAAGGCGCTGTTGTGGATGACGATGCTGTCGGCGCTTTGCACGGCCTCTGCGAGGCGGGCCATCGGCCCCTCTGCGCCCAGAGTGCAGTCCAGCACCTCTACGGGCCCGTCGTCCTGCGCCATGGCAATCAGCAGGATTTCCGACCCCTCGGCATAGGCGTGCGCGCCGCAGGTGATAGGCACAGTGCTGTACGTCTCAAGGTCGAGAAAAAGCATCATCGTGTCCTGAAGGGGGTGCGCCCCCCGCCGGGAGACCTGACTTCTCGGCGGGGGGCGCGGGGCTGCCTAGACGAGGTCCAGACAGCCGAGGGCGGAGGCGTAAAGCTCGAGGATAGCCTTGTCCTCGAGGACCTTGGTGCGGTCCTTGCGACGCAGGGCGACGAGGCGACGCATGGACTTCACGTCGAAGCCAGCCGCCTTCGCCTCGGCGTACACACTCTTGGCCTGCTCGCCAATCGCGATACGCTCGTCGTCGAGGGTCTCCACGCGCTCCATCAGAGCCTTAAGCTCCTGCGCAGCGACGGGCGCGTTGTGCCCGGCACCAGCCATCAGACGAAGTCCTGCGGTTCCACGGGAGCGCCAAACTCGGACGCGGAGGCCGGAGTCCCGCCGCCGAAGCTCTCGCCGTGTGCCACGAACCGGACACCACGCAGGCCGCAGTTGATGCGACGGCCCCACTTGTTGTCCTGCGCGTAGATTTCCACCGACGCGTCCACGAAAGCGCCGCTGTAGATCAGGCCGTCAGCCGAAGTCGTCGGCAGGTTGGCGCTGTTCCACGCCGACGGCTTGACCGTCGCGCTCCGCGAAGATAGGTGGAAGGCGTCTGCAAACCCTGCGTAGGGCTCGCCGTTCTTGTTGAGGTACGGGCCCTCAACGAAGGCGACCTTCTTGTCGGCAGTCAGGAGCTTCAGGACCGAAGGGGCCTTGTCGTTCCACTTGCCCGTGGCGGATGCCTGAACCGCGTTGCGGATTTCATCGACCTGCGGGTGGTTCGGGGGAATGATGAACTTCGCGCCGTACGCAGGCTCGCCGTCGCCAACAGCCTGCTTCTCGAAGATAGCCGGAAAGGCGATTGCCACATTCCGAATTACAATTTGCACGCTCATATCGTAGTTTCCTTTTTGCAGTTCAGCCGAACTCGTCGGCGGTTGCGGAGGCCGACGCTGCCGGTCTCCGATCTGTGGCAGGCGCCACGGATAGCTTACCCTTCGAGCGGTCGATGTGGTCCTCGAGTTTAGACCACCGCCTCGGGCTCGTCTTAAGGAGCTTCTGCGCCTTAGTGGGTGAAATCAAGCTGAAATCGTAGGCCTCTTCCTTTTTGAGGCGCCACGATTTGAAGATGGCCTCGACCGCGCTGGCGTCTTTCCACGCGCGCGACCCTTGGCGCCCTTCGACCAACTTCCAGCCCGGCACTTCGCTGTTGACCAGCAGGCGGCGCTCGACTTCGGCGCGCACACCCTTGCACCACACCTCAACGAGGGCGACGTGGTCCATGGCTTTGGCCAGCACGTCTGTGTCCTGCGGCACAACCGGGTCGAACTCCTCCGCACCCGCCGCCACAAGGCTGTACACCTCTCCGCGCAGGGCCTCGCAGGCACCCTTGCCCCGGCAGAAGCGGCACTGCTTCTCGCCCGGGCTGAACTGTGGGTCGGGGCCCAGCGCCGCCTGCGCTCCGGCCTTGGCCTGCTCGGCGAAGGCCTTCAGTTCCTCGACCGACACCACGTGCTCGCTGACGTGGTTCAGGCGCGGCATGTGGATGACGAGGCGCACCTCGCTGAACTCCCCATACCAGCCGAACTCGTTTAGACAACCCAAGGCGTAGAGCATGAGTTGCTCGTTGTCCTCGGCGTCCACGCGCACGCCCATGCCGTACTTGAGGTCCACGACGGTCAGGGTACGGGGGTGCAATATAACGGCATCCGACGTGCCAAAAGTTGTAGCCTGTTGCGCTACGTCTCCCAGCCACGGCCCAAAGTTTACGCGCTGCTCCACGAGCAGGTTCCCGCCCTCGGTCAGTTCCCCCACGAGCTTGACGTAGGACTGCACGTGCTCAGGCATGCCGGTCGCGATGTCAACCGGAGCGTACTCGTGCGCTAGGCCGGTGAGGATGGCTGCAGCCGCCTCGTGGGCGCGCGTGCCTTCGTCGGCGTAGACGCTGCTCGAGTCGGGGAACTGCTCCTCGTAGGTGAGGGCCGCGTGGCAGCGCATCCAGCGGTGTGCGCCGGAAGGTGAAAGTCTGGCGTGTTGGCTCATGTCAGTCGGCCAGCATCGCTTCGGCGGCAGCCATGACTTCAGGATACCGCTCGGCGGGAATCTCCTGAGCGTTGGTCACGGCGCCGAACTTCGCCAGCAGGGCGTCTACGCCCGCCCGGCCCTGCTTCTGGGCCACGCGCAGGACTGCGGTGCGCACCTGCTCGTAGGGGATGGGCGCGTTGACGGCTGCAGCCAAGGCTTCAGCGCGCGACGCGGGCGGCGACGGGACGGGGGGTGTCGTGGTTGTGCTCTCGTACACGACAGGGGGTGCGCCAAACTCGGCGGCGAGGGCGCGGACGCGACCGGACAGTTCGGCAAGCGACTCGGCGCGGATGGTCAGTTCGTACATGTTCAGGTCTCCTTGGGGGTTAATCGTTGGGTCCGCCGGTCCACTCCAGCATATCAAGCACGTCCTCGTAGCGCTCGATGAGCGCCGTGACGTACGCGTCGGTGAAGGTGGTGGCTTCCTTGCCGTAAAGGAGCAGGTCGCGATCCGGCAGCATGCGGAAGTAGTCTGTGGTCTTCATGTCAGGTCTCCTTGCCTTTGATATTGCACCCAGTTGGGTGATGGGTCAAGCGGGAAATGCGCCAAAAGATACAAATCCGTTTTCGATGTGCAGGGGCGCGTCGATGCCCTTGGTCAGAGAGCGGATGGCGCGCAGGCTGTTCTGCCTGCGCAGGTCGCGCTGCCCGTCCTCGGGCGGTGGCGCGTCAGCCGCCACCGCATCGGCTAGGGCACCAAGCTCCATGCCGGAGAAAGTCAGGCCTAGGCTCTGAATGTGGTCCATGACGACCTGCTCCCACGCTCCGAGGACGCGGCGCACCTTCGGCTCGGGGATCGGCAGGTCGGCCTCCTTGACCACGAGGGACGTGACCTCGTCTCCGTCCGCGTCGAAGTCCACGATGACGCTCTCGAAGGTGAAACCCCACGACTGATCGTCGCGGCCATCCTTCTGCTTGGTGACCTTCAGGACGCGAGCCTCGCTGTCCTCGACCCGGAAAACCTCGATAGACGTGTCGGAGGCCGCGTTCAGGCCGGACCAGCCTCGTATGCCCTTGGTGTGGTCCTTGCCTGTGTGCGCCACGAACATGATCACGGCGCCCGTCGCCTTACGTATGGCGCGGGCATGCTTCAGGGCCAGACCCATGTCCTCGGCGCTGTTCTCGTTGGCGCCCGGCGTCACCTGCGCGAGGGTGTCGAGGATGATCAGGTCTGCGTTGCCTGCGTCCATGATCGACTTGACGAGGGACGACGCGTCCTCCTCCACCATGAGGTTCGGCACGTCGTGGATGATACCAAGCGGCAGACCCTTAAGCGGCACACCGTGGTGCAGGCTGTAGGCCTTCAGGCGCTGAGAGACGCCCCCTCCGCCCTCTGCCGCGACGTACAGGACGCGCTTGCGTTTAACCTTCCTGCCGCGCCACTCCACGCCCCGCACAAGGGACATGGCCATGTCGAGGACGCAGAAGCTCTTCCCTGAGCCGCTCGCTCCGTACACCACAATCAGGTCAGCGCTCTCCGGCAGGACGCCCTTGATCATCCACTCCACGGGCGGGCGCTTGGCAAACTCGTCGCCGGGGTGCACACGGAAGGGGCCCGTCCAGTCGGGCGACGAGGCGAGGACCAGAGGGTCCGTGCTGGCCGCCTCTGGCGCCGACATCTCGATCAGGCTGCGCGCTGGCAGGCCCTGCTCCCTGCGCGCGTCTGCGCTCATTTTCTTGACGCTGCGCATGGTGACCGGCTTGCCCGCGTGGTCCCTGCGGTCGAAGCTCTGCCACTGCTTGGCCAGTTCGTCGGGCCCGGGGTAGCTGCCGCCGTCGCACGACCAGTCGTTCCAAAGCTCGAAGCCCTCGTCGCCGAACTCGTGGTGCAGCGCCAGACCGACGTACAGCCACGGCTCTCGACCCATGCCCGGGTCGAGATCAGACAGGTAGGCTCGTGCCTCGTCGGGCTTGAGACCTAGGATGGGCTCAAAGGTCTCGAACGGGTCTCGAGACGTCGTTGTCTCTCGCGGCCCCACGGAGCCAAAACGCGCCTTGGCAAGAGACAAAACACTCTCGTCGGCGTGCGCCACGGTGTCGTCCAGACCGAGGGCCTCCGTGAAGGGCAGGGTGTTGCCCGTGAAGGTCACGAAGCCAGACGACGAGAAGACCTCGAAGCCGTAGCCGTTCGTGGCGTCGAGGTGGCTCTTGTAGTTGCCAAGGACGCCGCGCACGAAGGCCCGCACGCCCTTGCCGCTCGGCGAGTACTCTGCGTACGTGCGGCTGACGATGTCCTCGACCTCCCTCGGCAGGCTGCCGTCGGGCGCCACGCAGTGGTCGAAGTCCAGCGCCGTGACGCCGAACTCTGGCAGGAGAGCCAAGCCCACGCCGTCATAGCCTAGGCGCGCCGCCGCGTCGCGTGCGGCGGCAAACGTGACCATCTTGGCCCTGTCCTCCGGCGCGCCCTGCTTGCCAAAGCGGCGCTGGCCGGTGGCGTAGTACGGCACCTTGCGTGGCTTGGCCTCGCCCTGATGGTGCTCGTTGCGCCAACACAGCCAGCCCGCAAGCTCGCGCAGTTCCGAGGGCGCTTCCACCCGACGCACGTGCGGCGTGATCGTACTCACCTGCGCGGACATCGCTACGTCAGGATGTGATCAGGGAGGCGATGTGCAGCAGGGACGGGTCCACCAAATCCCGCGCGGGCACGCCGTACTGAAGCTCGATCTCAAAGGCGCGTTTGGGCGGCACGTGGCCGCGCTTCACCCACCTGTTGGCGACCTGATGCGAGATGTTGAGTTTGCGCGCGAGGGCCGAGATCGACCCGGCACGTTGGATGGCCATTTCGATGCCAGTCATGTGTTGCTCCTTCATGTGCACAGCCTACTGCAACCGATTGGGTTCAGCAAGGTGCTTGCGGTACTGCGTCAGCGCGTGGCGGATGGTGGACGGGTCGCGGCGCATGTGCTGCGCGATGCGCCCAAACGTGAAGACAGGCCGCCCGGCCTTGTCCGTGATCTGCCGCATCCGGTACACGGCCTCCCACCTCGCCAGCACAAGGTGTCGCGTGCGGCGAGGGCCGTAGAACTCGTTGCGCCGAACCCTGTGCTGTTTACACACTTCTTCGACGATGTCCGTCATGCGTGCGTTGATCATCGGTCGAGGGCCGCCAGCAACAGGACGACGGCGATAGCAAGCAACATTATCCAAACTCCGGTTGTTTGGGCAAATAGTCAGCCTTGACGGCGGCGATACGGCGACCGATCCAAACCATGACCGGAACGGCCATGCTGTTCCCCAAGGCTTTGTATCGGGGGCCATCTGAGGTGGGCTTTCCGCGATAGGAGATAGCGGTCCAGCCGTCCGGAAAACCCTGTAGGCGCTCGCACTCGGTTGGGGTGAGGCGGCGGACTTGGGGGGCGGTTGCAACGTGCGGGCTGCTATCTCCCTGTCCCGCCAAAGAAGAAAGCGTGTGGACAACGTCGCTGGGTTCGCCGCCCATCCGCTCTCGATCTGAGTAATACCGGGGCTGTCCGCCTCCGGTCGGGGATTGCTTCGTAAGCGTCAGCGCCAAGTCCTCTGCAAACTTAGGCGTCTGCTCCGTGGTCAGGCCGTAAGCCACACCCTGCGTAAGGACCGTCGGGCCGGAAGCGGTTACGCTGCTGCCGGGAGTGCCCATCGTAGCCGCCACGTCGCCCGTGAGCGCGCCGTTGTAGCAGTCAGCACCGACAGCGAACGCCACGGCCACGACCTCAGACTGGAAGCGCGTCGTCTGGTTAGCCCCGACACCCAGCGTGTCCGCAATCTCGACGGACATCTGGCGCTGGGGCTCAACGATCATCGTCTGGCCTTTGTCCATTGTGGTGTTAACGCCCTTGTGCATCCGCGCGGTCAGCGGATTGGCAATCGCCGGGACCGCCACTAAGGGGTCCTGTCCTCGGGTGTCTCCGGTTCGCTCGACGCCCCGGCCACTTGCGACAGGGCTTGGAGCAACATCGGCGGAAGTGCCTTTCCCCGGTTCTCGGCTCGGCGGAGAATCCCCGCGCAGGCTTTGGGGCTCAAGAAGAATCGGCGATCGACCGGCCCAGTCTCCAAAGTCTGCGAGAGCGAACACGCGACGGCGCCGTTGCGCCACTCCGAACCATTGCGCGTCCAGCACGGCCCACTCGACCATTCCTTCGGAGCCAACGGCGGCACCCTCCGTGCCCCAGCCCTTGGGCGGGACGGCGAGGTAGACACCCGCCAGTTCGCCAACCACTGTTGCAAAGTCGCGTCCTTTGTTGCTGCTGAAGGCTCCGGGGACGTTCTCCCACAAGGCCCATCGGCATCCGCAATACTCTCTTGCCCATCGCACGATGTCGATGGCGGCGTGAAACAGTCCGCTGCGCTCACCGGCCAGCCCCTCCCTCTTGCCCGCCACGGACAGGTCCTGACAGGGCGATCCAAATACCACAAGGTCAATGCGACCCAGTGCGGCGAGAGCCGCCGCGTCGATCTTCGTTACGTCGCCGAGGTTCGGGACGGACGGGTAGCGGTGCGCTAGGACCGCGCTGGCGAACGCATCCACCTCCGCGACGCCAGCGCACTCCCACCCCAGCGGCTCCCACGCCACGCTCGCAGCCTCAATGCCGCTGAACAGGGACAGGTACCTCATCCGAACTCCGGCGTCTCGGGCAGATGGCCAGCCTTCACGGCGGCGTATCGGGCGACCTTGTAAAGGCCAAATTGCCAAATCCACCAAGTTAGACGAGAAGGGGCTTTGCTCCGTTCCGCGTCCATCATCGCGTCATGGGCGTCGTAGTAGGCTTGCAGTTCGGTCGGGTAGGTCATCTCATAATGCTCCAAAGGACAACGGCAAGGACGGTAGCCGCAACACCAAGGCACGCCGCGAGGGCCTTGGAGCAGTAGATGCTTCGCTCGACGCGGTTTGATGGGACGCGGATGGCGTCAAGGAAGTGCCAAAAGAGCCAGTCAGGGTTCACTGGTCAGCCTCCGCGACTTCGCTAAACTCGCGCTCTGATTTGGTTTGCGCCGCCTTGTCGGGCAGGGCGCGAAGGATGCAGCGTTCCAAAGTTGCACGGCCTGCGTTTGTTAGGCGGTTGGGCGGCAGCAGGGCCAGCGACATAGCCATTGCTGCGCGGAGGTCAGCAGCTTCCTTTTGGGTGTTTCGCATGGCGATTTGAACCCCGGAACTGATAGCCTGAGCCGCCTCTCCCGCTAGATCGGGGTATTCAGACAGGATGGAGTGGATAGTGTTGATGAGTTCGTGTCGGCGTTGATAGTAGTCACTCACTGGTCAGCCTCCTTGAGCAGAGCGCGGGCCTTCTCGACGGGGTGCATGTCGCGTTCGATGCGTCGGGGGAGGTCGTTGACAGAGCGGCCATGAACCTCCGCCTCCAAAGCGTCGGCGCACTCCCTCAGCAGTTCCTCCAGCGCCTTTATCCGCTCGGCGGATGCGGCCTGTCCGGCGCGGTAAACGCGGACACGCACCTTAATGTCGGGCCAGTTGTCGAACTCTCCCGCCAGAACTCGCGGCGCGTCGTCGTCATACAGGTGCGCCGCGTCCTCCCTCGCCCACAGCAGGGCCTTGTCTGGCTTGCTCATCGCGCAGTCCTCCCGGCTTTGTAGGCGGTGACGGCGGCGGCTGCCATCTTTGCAAAATTGGGGCTGTATTTAGAAATGTAATCCAGCACATCCACCACCCTCTTCGCCCGTTTCTGTTCCTGTTCTCGGGCCATGCGGGCACCGGCGAGGAAGCCGGTTGCGGTGATGTCTCGATCCCATTTCCCGGCAAGCACTTCTTCCCGGTAGCCGTGATTTCCAAGCTGGCTAACTTCCCATTTTCGATAAGCCAACAGGTCCGGGTCAACCGGCTCTGGCGGGGTCCAGCCTTCGCGGGTCACTTCGATGATATAGTGTTCAACGGGGGCACCCCCTCCTCCGTCTTCAATGGCACGACGCTCGGCCTCGGCTACAATCTGCTCATTCGTCGCGGTCATCGTGCAGTCTCCTTTGCGATGGTGGCGGGGTCTAAGGCACGGATGTCAGCACGCATGTGGTCAGGTCTAAGCCACTCGTCCCCTCCTTGCGTATTGAGAGACAGGTCCACCCGCTCCATTATCTCCCTTGCAGCAGCCTCCAGCCCTAGCCGGATGCCCTCTAGGCGGGCAGCGTCGATCAGGTGTTGGTTGAGGATGCGGTATTCAAGCCATCCCACCCAATTGATTTCGTTCGCAGGGCCATCACAATTGGTTTCGTTCGCAGGGCCATCATAAGTGTCGCGGATTGCCACCCACACATCATCCGCAACCGGCTGGGGTCCGGCGTCGTGTTCGATCCAGTCAGTCATCGCTTGTCCTCCGCGAGCAAGATGCTGATCCGGTGCCAGAGGTTCTCCTCGCGGCTTCCCGGCGCGCAGCCACGGTAGTTCGCGCGGATATCCTCCAATAGGGCTCGCGCCTCTTCCTCCCACGACAGGCCGGGCCGCCAGCCGACCCGGGCCAGCCTCGCCGCCTCAATCCCGGCACGGGCGTAATTCTCGGGATGAGTGCTGTTCGCCCGCAACCAGCGCGCCTTGTCCA